GTCTGACTTGAACGATATCAAGTGCAAACGTCGCACAACCTACACACTCATGGAACAGAGTGGAAGTATAGTTAATGTGATGGATTCGGGGGTGGCCTTGCCAGTCCCCTCGGATCAAGATTTCGAACGTGAGTTCGCTGGGGTTCACAAGTACCCCAGTCCCGCTGCCGATCTGTATGACAGCGAGGAAGAAGTCGTCTTCGGACGACAACTTCGAAACGGCTTCCTGCTTGTTCTTCAGGATGCCGGTGCCCCTATGTCTGTGATTGATTCCTTCTCACAGCAGTTGACAGTCTTTTTCGACGTCGACACAGAAGCGGAGTACGTTGATCGTGCAAAGTTTCTCACGAGCCACTATATAGCAAAGTATCTGGAGTGTACTAGCCGGTCACATGGACCAGCCCGTTACACGGATACGCCTAAGCATGATGCTTGGGCACCTAGTGGACAGTGGAAACTTTGGTCACGAAGACGACTTCGGGAGTTTAGTCGGAAGAATACACACCTCTGGTATTCCTTCCTTCAGGCCAAGCGTAGCGCTGCGCCTCTCTCATCGGTTGCCATTCAGGCCGCCTACGAGAAGCACCGCGTTGCGATGTCCATCGCCGATCCAATTACCGACGAAACTCTCGAAGAAGTCATGGGACTCCTTGAACCCGTGCTCAATGGTATTTCAACCAGACTTGAACAACGGATGTTCTCCTACAAGACCGACTGGCCTCGCAGGTTTGATTACCCAGCCAGTGCTAATGCCTCGAATGAGGAAAGCAGGGGATGTGGAGGGCAACTTGGGTCCTTAATGGACCTATGCAGTGGAGAGCTACGAACTGCGGTCTCAGAATTAACTGAGCCCAGCTTACGTAGGATGAAACTGTATCCTGTCCTCCTGGAGGACGGCAATGTTTTGCACAATGTCGTCCGGGAGGTTCGTTGCTTTGACGATGAGACTAAGGAGTGGTCTAGCACCGTGAGGGAGCATCTAGAGAGATTGAGTCCTCTAGGCTTCTCTACTGTCACTGAGCTTTTACGACCCTTTCGGGCGACAGTCCAGTGCGTGGTCGAACCGCTTAAAGTCCGTACCATTAGTAAGGGTGAGGCAGTGCCGTACTACGCTTCAAAGCCCCTACAGAAGGAATTGCACAGTATCCTTCGTCGAATGCCCTGTTTTAGGCTGATAGGTGAACCAATGTGTCCAACCTTCCTCTATGATGTCGCCCGCGACACCAACCCTGAGGATCTATGGATGTCAGTCGACTACAGTGCAGCAACCGACAACCTCAGTGCCCGGCTTTCGGCCGCGATCCTGGAAAGATTGACTTTCTGGGCGGCACCTCATGTCAAGTCTGTGTGGAAGCGAGTTCTCGCTCCACACGAGATCAACTATCCG